AAACCTCCCACTTGATAGCCATTGGCGCGTTCGTATGCGCTGGATCTGTGATGTTCCTGTATATAAACAGCGAGTGTTTGCTTCGGGGCTTGAGGTCAGCGCCCCAGCAGGTGTACTCGACGCGGCTCGCCTGCCCTCCGCATTACCGGTGAGTGAGTACGCCGGTTTAAAATTTTTAAATGCCTAGAAAGCAAAAATTTATTGGTCCGATGACCAAACATGCCGCTGAGATGATTGCTAAGAGTGCTGCGAAGTACAAAGCGAAACTCAAACAAAAGAAGAAGAATAAGAAGCCTCAGGGTCGGCAAGTTCGTGCCCTGCAGGTTGCCAACCATATGGCGCGTTCTCGAGCGCAAACACAGCTCCCCATTTTTGGGTTGGCTGCTGATGGCAAAACTAATGCTGGTGCCACGGCCGTTATGGGCGTTTGGCCAGCTACGTACATCAGGCAGTCACGTGCACCACATTTGAAAAATGGGATGCGCGTGAGTTTTTGTGTTCCTTGGAAACGTTATGGCATTGCTGGGACTTCGGCATCCATAGGTAGTGGTTCTCTCACTAGCTATGCAGGTGCATCCTTTGCGCAAACTTTGGCGCTTGGGTGCGGCATAGACCTTGACACACCAGGTTACCAGCCTTCTTCCTATGAGTACTTTTGGCTTAATTCTTCTATCGCTGCAATTGCGGCAAACTACTCCCGATATAGACCGGTCGGGAAGTTTCATTTCATCACGGTTCCCTCTAATGCAACGACTGCTTCTGCACGTTCGTACTGGTTGTCAGTTTCTACAGACCCAATGCGTTATGAGGAGTCATACTCGGCCTCTGTGCAAAACCTTATGAATCAGGATGATACTATCATCCATGCTGCGTGGCAAAACAGAACCCTTTCCATTGATTTTTCTGACTTCAAAGATTGGTTGTATGTTAACACCAGTAAATCTGATTCTAGCACCCTGGCCACACCTGCGGACGTCCGTCAGCGGGCATTTTGTTCAGTCAGTGGTTTGGCCGATTACACCAACGGCAACTCTAACCCCATTTATGACGGTTATATTTTCATAAAGGGAACCTATGATTTGGAACAATGGGCACCTGACCT